GGCCAATTTCATCCTGGCCCGCCTGCCCCTGACCATTATTTTTCTATGGCTCAAGAACTTGTCTACATCTCGCTCAACCTCATCAATCTTCTCGCGAAGCTCTCTCAGGCTAGCCTTGATGTCATAAGTATCATTGACGTTGTCACAATCGTCATCACTAAGCTCCATGTACTTCATCTCCCGTTTCAGTTTCAGGTATTTCTATTTCAAAAGTTTCCGACATGCTATTGAACATACCCTCCACTTTATCACTCAACTCCTTGTTTTTATCAAACAAGCCTATGCTAGTTGTGTTAGCACGCTGTACATACTTAGTCTCTTGTACTAATGGCCTGTTCTTCATGCTAGTCTCTATGCTATCAATTAGATTCTGCGTAATATTATTCAAGCTCGCATTCTTCTTTATTAAAACATTATCAGATATCATCATCTTTGGTGGCTCTTCCTTAGCAAGTTCCATACTCAACAGGTCTTCAATCATACTCTCCGTAAGCACGTTAGATGCCCTTTCGGCTCTCCTTATCCTCTCCGCTAATGGCTCCGCTGGTGCCGCTGGCTCTCCGCCTCCACCCGATGGCGCGGTCTCCCCGCCACCGCCTCCGCCGCCAAACCCTTGACCCGTAGGAGCGTTTATGTCTGTGTTAACTTCTAGGTTACCCATTCCGCCTAACATACTAGAGCCACCGCCTCCGCCTGCGCCTCCGCCTGGACCTTCTTCGCCCGCGCCTTCGCCGCCCGAGGCTAGTTGCTGAGCGGCGCCTGGTATTTCATACTTAGCGTCTAACTCGGAGAATAATCCGATTTTCTTGTACGTGTCAACGGCAGAGTCAATTTCCTGGAATATCTTCTTCTCAACTTTTTTCTGTTTCAATATCAACTTAATCTCCTCTTTTGAGAAGCCTAGAATGTTTTCCATACCCCATGTCCAGGATGCTGGAGATGATGCCTCATTATTAAAAAATAGGTTAAATACTTCTAGTCTAGCCTTCTGTGTCTCTAGTTTTAATAACTCCTGCTGCGTGGACGGATTTGTCAGCGACAGGGAGAAGTTATCCATGTCATCTTGAAATCCAGCGAACCAAAGGTGAATATTCGCTATCCTCCTAAGCTCTAGAAGTACAAAATCTTGTATGTTATTTATAGTCCTAGAGAATCTAAGGTCGGCCTGCGATAAAGTGCTGCCTCCTGGTAAACTTTCTCCGTAGTTTAAATAAGTCTTAGGCACCTTAAGCGCGGCAAATAATTTATTCTGAAGGTATTCTATATCTTGTATGTCACCCAGATTGGAATTTTTAGTAAACACGCCAACGCTAAGCGCAAAGTTGTGGTAATTATGGTACTTCTCTGGCCCATCTATAGTGATAGTTCCTGTGTCTTGCAGTTCATCTAAAAACTCTACAGATACAATCTGATGATTGAAGTATTCTACTTTATTTTTGAAGTCCCTCCAATTAGAGTAGCCGAAGTGCTTCATCATCTTAACAAGATTGTTATGCGTGAAACCCTGTTGCATTTTTTTAAGTTGTTTATTCCCTTGATTTAAAGAAATGAATTCGCTCATAAAGGTAGAATCTACGCTGTTGATGTTTGCAACAATCTCAGCCGCGCTTAATCCGCTCTTAAATAAGCCAACAACATACTGAATCATAGTGTCAGAGTACTTAATAGTTTGTTTCTCTACTACATTTTTCCTAAAATCAGCATCAGACCACTGAAGCGTAGCTATTTCGGATTGCCTTTGTTTTGCTTTTTCTGTACCCCTTACTTCTTTTAGCGTTTTACTTGTTTTTTCGTAAAAAGCTTTTTTGTAATCCTTATCTTTCAGCAATTCCTGTAGTCTATCAGAACCTTTTTTAAAGTTCGTCTTAGCTATCTTTTTTTTGCCTTCCAGTTCATATTCAGAAATGTTTTCCCAGTATTTTACAATACCATCTCTCCTAGCATCTTTCCATTCTTCTATTTTCTCTGTGCCAAAGAATGCTTCCAGGTTTTTCATATTATCTTGATGATAATAGAAGTGGTCAGAAGAATTCATAAAGCACAAATTGCTTGGCGTATTGTCATACCTGTTAAAGTTTTTATGATGAATAGTCTTTTTTTCATCATCTCTCTTAGATTCTAGATATACAAAATTTTCTTGTTCATCAAGATTCTTGAAGTAATTACCAACCATTCTATGGGTGTATACCCACTTTTTAGACTGATGGTCAAAAATCATCTCATAGGTATTCCTGCGTCTCTTTTTACCCGCGCCTTTAATTTTCTCAAACTTCTTATTGAAGCTCCAAAGCGACTCACCTGGCACTAAATCCTGAGCTTCTTTTAGTCCGTTGAATTTAGTTGGGAATTTATGGTCTGGCGTACAAGTAATAGTTTCTCCGTTGTCTAAAGTTATTTTGACAACCTGGGTGTTTTTTCTAGTAACTCCAGCCCATGTAATTTGGCCTGGCACTATTTCTCCGCTCTCTGGATTGATAGAATACGACCACAACTCTTTACCTGACTCGTGTTCTGCTATTATTTCCGACAAGGCAAGACTCCTGCCGTCAAGAAGCTCTATTTTAGTATCAAGAGCCAAACATGCTCCAGGAAGTGTATCAATTTTAGAGGCTTTATCTCCCCTCATAGGGATAAAATAATCCTCTGTGATGTTCATTGGGTCGTACTTGAAATTATAAGACCCATTTGCTTGGTTTACAACTGGCTGTTTTTTGATTTGGTTTTGAACCTTCATCATGTACTGTTGTAAGTCAGCCTCTGGTACATTACCTACTTCGATGTAGAATATCCTTCTCTCTGGGGCCCTTGTGATTAGATACACCAACATGGAGTCCTCGGCTAGCTGTAGCTGCTTCCAAAGCTTCCTGGCGGGGTCTAAGACGCTCCGTCCGTATGGATACCTCCTAGAGTCTTCTAATAGCCTAAAGTGGGCTATTTGCCAGTCCTCAAAGTAGTCATTAGTTGTTTCCCAGCGAAATCTTATCTTTTCTGGGGTATTATCATAGCCATCTTCTCTATGTACCTCATCTACTGGAAGGGCCATGTAGTTATAGATACCTTCTGTCTTGTCTATGTGAAGGTAAACAAAATAGTCTCCGTACTTGACCAGGTCTCTAATCCAAGGCTTAAGATTAAAGTCAATGTTTAACCTGTTCTTAAATAAGTCATTTAAGGCATCCTTAACCCTATGATTCTCGGAATATACCTCTAGGATATTTCCGCGGTCATTTCTCGTAAGACACTCATCCCTGATTATATCGAGCGCTGCTGCAATCTCGGGGCTTTGGTCCATAGCCCTATAGTCTTGATATGCAGAAATTCTATCAGAGTCAAAATATAGCTGCCTAGTGTATAGGTTGTGGGATACTTTATTAACTTGCCAGTCGAGGTATTGCTGTTGCATATTCTCAATCTGGTTGACATCTTTAGGTATTAGGCCGCCAGACGATGATGTCGGCGGTGTTGTATAGGAAGCCGTAGGCATAGCTGGAACCGTCTTCTTCCTGAAGTTGATTGCGTCCGCTACGCCTTGAAATACAGTCTGATTTTTTTTCTCTTCAGCCATTTTTATTCTTTTCTTTAAATCTAACCAATACTCTACTTAAAGTAAACAATTTTACTTATAGAGCCACGATAAGTCTTCGTCGTCCATTGGGTCCGAAGGCATTCCGTTTTGGTAATTAGTAAATATGCTCACATTATTATTTTCACTTGAACCATCAGGTCTAACACCGCCAGATGACTCAACATTTAATTTATTATTAGATGAGAAAAATATAGACCCGAGCATCTCCTTGTATAAGCCTTTAGTTTTAACTATATTCTGATACTCCGTGTCTCTTATGTACAAAGCGCCAGCCAGGGCAATAATTAAGTCGTCGTTGTGTCCCTTCTCGGCCTGCGGCTTATCTCCCTTCATAATAAAGGTTGAAAACTCAGCCGCTGTTCTTGGCGAGTTTAACTTTAAGGTCTTTTCTCTCATGTGAGAGATTAAGCTTTTTACTATCATTGGCCTTGAGGCTCTACTTACCTGGAAGCCTACAATTTCTGTACCTTCTGCTATTTTAAAATCCGTTGGTCTTACGTGTATATCCTGAATACTCTTTGAGTAGAACAAGTTAGGGTAATGCATCTTATCTCTCAGGTCGTAGCCTACGCCAAGACCGAAGCTGTTAGCCTCTACCACCACAAAAGCCTCATTGTATATCCTACCTACTCCATCAATAATGTAAGGATACAAGTCGGGCCCTATCTTATCTCTGTATTCGGCCACCTGCTCTAGACTCTCTGCGTCAAGAACTTGTATAGTCGAGTAGTCTTTGCTATCCCCCCTAGCTACGTCGGCATAGAGCACGTAACTCCTTCCCTCTTCTGGTCTCTTAAATACGTGGAATGTCGTTTCTTTACTAGTAAAAGACATGGCTCCTGGCTGGCCCTTATTAAGGAAGTCGTAAGTCAAGTACTCAATAGGCTTCTTCCCTTGTACCATCTTTGTGTAAGCGGCAACAAGG